CCAGCCCGCCGGCGCCGTCCTGCCCCGACCCCCCGCACCGGTCTGGCAGGCTCGCGCCATGAGCCGTCCGGGGAAGCTGCTGCTGCTCGACACGCCGTCGCCGGACCTACCATAGGCAGCATGACCCCGAAGAAGAGCCTCCGCGCCGTCGGCTACGCCCGTTTGTCGAACCTCACTGACGAGACGACCTCCCCTGCCCGCCAGCGTGCGGCGATCGAGGCAAAGTGCGCCGCGAAGGGCTGGCACCTCGTCGAGGTCGTCGAGGACCTCGACGTCTCAGCATCGAAGGCCCGGACCCGCCTCGACCGCCCCGACCTCGACCGCGTCCGCGCCATGGTCGCCGCGAAGGAGGCGGACGTCGTCGTCGTCTGGAAGCTCGACCGCCTCGCCCGATCCGTCGTGGCGCTCTCGACACTCTCGGCGGAGTGGGAAGCGCACGGCGCGGCCCTCGCCTCGACCGCAGAGGAGTTCGACACGACGACGGCCGCTGGGCGCATGATGCGGAACCTCCTCGGCACCTTCGCCGAGTTCGAGGCAGACACGATCCGGGACCGAGTCCTCTCGGCGCGCGCCCACCTGGCGAAGTCCGAGAAGTGGCCCGGCGGAGCGGCGCCGTTCGGCTACCGGAGCGTTCCGCATGAGAGCGGCTCCGGTCGCGCCCTGGTCGTCGACCCGGAAGAGGCCGAGGTCGTCCGGCAGGCCGCCGACGAGGTCCTGGGCGGCGCGTCCTGCTACGCCGTCGTGAAGCGCCTCAACGCCGAAGGCGTGAAGCCCCGGAAGGCCGCCGCGTGGTCGATCTCTTCCCTGAAGATCGTCCTCACGGGAGACGCCGCCCTGGGCCGTCTGACGCATCGCCGCGAGGTCGTCCGCGACGCCCACGGCCTCCCCATCGAGGTCTGGGAGCCGATCCTCCCCGTCGCCGACGTCGAGCGGCTCCGGGTCCTCCTCGCAGCGAAGCCGCTCCGGGAGCAGCGCCGCCACGCGACCCGCCTCCTTTCGGGGCTCCTCCGCTGCCACCGCTGCGGCACGACGCTCCGGGTCAACTCGACCTCTACGCGCTCCGGCGAGCGCCTGGTCCGCTACACCTGCAAGGGCGACACGGACGGCCCAGGCTGCCCGGCGCCGGTCTCGATCGCGGCGTCCCCCGTCGAGGACTACGTCCTCCGCGAGGCCGTCCGCCTCTTCGGCGACGACCCGGTCCTCTACGAGATCCGCGAGGCCGACACGTCGACCGCGTCCCGGCTCGCTGCGCTCCGGGAGGCGATCGCCGACACGGCCCGCGCGATGACCGCGCCGGACGCCGACGTCCAGGCCCTGGTCTCCCGGCTCTCGTCCCTGAAGGCCGCTCTCGTGGAGGAGGAGGCGAAGCCCTCCGTCCCCGTCGTCCGGATGATCGACTCCGGGCAGACCTTCGCGGAGATCGCCGAGCGGGCCGACGACGCCGACGCGCTCCCCGAGGTCCGCGATCGGCTCTCGGCGCTCCTGTCCGGGCCGATCGTCCTGCACCCCGGGCGGCGCGGCCTGAAGGGCATCCAGGCCGACCGCCTGGAGATCCCCTGGCGCGATGAGGAAGAGGAGGCCGCGTCGTGATCCCCCACCGACGGAGGGACGGGACGCTGGTCGTCCCGGCGGACGCCGTCAGCCCGGACGGGCTCCCGCTCCTCGGCGGCACGGTCCGCGTGGTCCGCTCTGGCGACCCGGACTTCGCGTGGCTGGACGAGTGGGCGATCGACACCGACTCCGACTTCGCGGACCTGATCGAGGAGTCCGAGGCCCGCCGCCGCGAGCCAGAGACGCCGCGACACGCCCGGGATGCACGAAACTGACTGTCGATCCGCGACTTCTTCTCGGCGTCTGGCAACGAGATCCGAGGCTGCGCGGCGCCGCGAGTGTCGAGATCCTCCGGATCGCCGCAGGGACAAGATCAACATAGGGTACCCAAAGGCCCTCTCCTCTTGTGAGGGGAGAAGAACGCCCGCGCGCCGTGAGCAGATCCGGCCCTCCGGCGGACGCCTCCCTCGACGAGTGAGCAGAACGGCCCCCGCTGGCCCTTGTCCTCTTCGTCCTCACTTCCCCCGACGCCCGCCAGCGCCCGAGCCTGAGAAGCCTGACCATGAACACCTGCCATGAGTGCGGGACCGAGATCCCCCTCGACCACGACTACTGCTCGCCCGGCTGCGCCCGCATGGCCGCCGAGGACGCCCGCTCCTGGACGCCGGAGGCCGCCGCGATCGCGGAGGCCGCCGTCGTCCTCATCCGGCGCGACCCGTCCCGCTGCCTCGCCTGCGAGAAGCAACTCCCGGCGCCGACCGGCCGCCGAGGCCGTCCCCGGAAGACGTGCGACGCCGCGTGCGCCGAGACGGCGAAGCGCACGGCCGACCGGCGCCGGATGATGCACGACCGCGTCCGCTTCACTACCGACCCGGAGACCGGCGCGGGCCTCGTCGCCTGGAGCGACCTCGACGCCTTCACCGCCGACGACGGCGAGGACGAGCGCGACCTCTTCGGCGGGGGCCGCGCGATCCGCGACGCCCGCCCAGCATGGAAGGGCTGCGACGTCGCCGACCTCCGCCGCGAGGCCGAGCAGGACCGCCTCATCCGGGCGGCCGAGAACATGGAGGACCGCCGCGAGTGGCGGCGCCGACGCCTCGGCCCGGAGACCCGAGCCATGCTCGCCCGGCGTTCCGCCGAGGCCCGCTGATTATTCGCGACCAGATAGGTAGAGGGCGGAGCCTTCGTCTCCCGGTAGCAGGGTGCCGGAGCCCGCCCTCCCGTGACTCCTGGCCTGCTATGGCGGCGCGGTCGGGGTGAGAGAGGTAGAGCGTCGCCGGTCCGGCCCCCAGGCTCACCGGACCGGCGGCGCTCCCTCGGTAAGCCGCCACCTCTGACTCCCGGGCCGTCCTGGGCGCGGACCGAGCGGGCCTCTGTCATGGGCGGCCCGCCCGAGGCAGCCCGAGCCGCCGTCCTTCCGGCGAGACCGGGACGGCGCGGGACCCCTTGATCTTCCCGGCGAGACGCCGGGCCTTGGCCGTCTGAGCAGGACTCAGGTGAGCCGCCACGCACCACGCGCACGCGCGCCGCGCCCCAGGAGGGCGCACGGCGACGGCGACTGGTGCGACACCTGAACCCGTTCTGACACAAGGAGAAACCCACTGTGAGCACCTTCTACACGGCCGCCGAGATCGCTGCCGTGGCCGTCGCCATGGCCGAGCCCGACTGGCACCTGTTCAGCACCGTGTCCCGCTACTTCGAGGGCGACTTCGCCCCGGGCGGCGGGAACAAGGTCCTGATCCCGGTCCCCTCCGCCGCGATCGCCCGCGACCGCGACCTCGACGACGTGACGACCTCCATCGTCATGGACAGCCTGACCGAGACCAACGAGACCGCGACCCTCGCGACCCACGCCTACAGCGCGATTGGCCTCAGCGAGGAAGACCTCAGTCTCAACTTGAAGGACTTCGCACGCCAGGTCCTTTCGCCCCAGATGGACGCGATCGTCGACCGGGTCGAGAAGGCCGTCGCCGACGTGCTGAACGGTGTCGCCGAGGACACCGCGATCACCTACAACGCAGCCTCGCCGGTCAAGGCGTTCACCGCCCTGCGCCGTGCTCTGCGGGCTCGCGGGGTCGACACCGCTGCGGGGGAGCAGATGTTCGCGATCGTCGGGTCCGACGTCGCGGACGACCTCCTCGACTCCGGCGCGCTCGACTTCTCGCAGACCGGCTCCGCCGACGCCCTGCGCGGCGGGAAGATCGGCAACGTCCGGGGCTTCACCGTCCTGGAGTCGGGCCGCATCGGCGCGAGCGAGATCGTCGCCTACCCGAAGCACGGCGTCTACGCCGCGATCAAGGCACCGGCTGTGCCCGACGGGGCATCCTTCGGGAAGCGCGTGACCTCGAACGGCTTCGACCTGCGCTATCTGCGCGACTACCTGGCCGACAAGACCCAGGACCGGAGCATCGTCTCGACGTTCCTCGGCGCTGGCGTCATGCCTGCCTACGAGATCACCCGCGACTACACCGCGAAGACCGCTGCCGTGACCGAGGTCACCGGCGGCCACGTCGTCCGCGTGGACACCGCTGCCTGATCCCTGCACTACCTGACGCCTCCGGGCTCCGCTCCCTGATCGGCGGTCCCGGGGGCGTCCCCTTTTGCCTGTCATCCGTCCGTACCGCACCGAAGGAGACCCGCGCCGATGCGCTGCCACTTCTGCAAGACCTACTTCGAGCCGCGTCGCTCCGACGCGCGCTTCTGCTCGCCTGCCCACAAGGCCGCATGGCACCGCGCCGAGGAGCGCCGTCAGAGAGAGGCCGCTCTCGACCTTCTGCTTCGCCAGACCCGCGCCGTCCACGACGGCGATACCGAAGCTCTCTCGGCGATCGCCGACGAGGCCGCCCGCCTACTCCCGAAGGACTGACCGATGCCTCTCTCACTCCGCACCCGTCGCCATGGCTCGAACCTGACCCAGGACCTCCCGGTCTCTCACCCGGCGTCGCTCCGGCGCTGGCGCGAGGACCTGGACGAGGACGTCGTCCTGGTCGTCGCCGGCTTCGGCGGCGTCTTCGCCGTCGTGCGCGACCCAGAGCCCGACGGTCGTCGCGTCGCGATCTACCTCGGCCACCGGCACTCGCTTGACCCGAGCGCCTTCGAAGTTGCGACCGAGATCCCGAACCGCTCGACGATCACCCTGGAAGGACCGGCCGACCGATGACCGCCCTCACCTTCGAGCGCCTCGCCGATCTCTCCGGCGCGGAGCCAATACACGCCCCGCACGACCCCTCGCCCGGCTGGCGCGGAGAATGCCCGTCGTGCGGTCGTCGTCGCTTCCTCTGGCTCGACCCGGAGGACGACGGGACCGCGACGATCCGATGCGTCTCCGGCTCCTGTGAGCCCGCCTCGATCCTCTCGGCGTACGGCTTCGGCCTGGACGACGTCGCGCCGTGCGACGTGCCCGAGATCGCTCCGGCGGTCGTCGTCCCGCACTCGCTCGGCCTGACGCCGAAGCCGTTGTCCCGCAACAGGTTCGCCCGTCTCGCGATCGACCGCGCCCGGGCTCGCGAACCTGCCCAACCCGGAGCCCCTGGTCGCCGAGACGCTCGACCGCCGGACGGTCGCTCTCCTCGCGGGCTACCACGGGACCGGGAAGTCCTTCGTCGCTCTCGACTGGAGTGCCTCCGTCGCGACCGGCTCGCCCTGGCTGGGCCGCGGGGTCCGCCGAGGGCGCGTCCTCTACATCGTCGGCGAGGGCGCCTTCGGGATCGACGGCCGTCTCCGCGCATGGGAGATCGACCACGGCTCGACGATCGACCCGGCGTCTTTCGTCGTGATCCCTCGCGGCGTCCAGATCGCCGACGACGCGGAGCGCCGAGACTTCCTCGCGTTCGTCGAGGAGGCCGGACCCTTCGACCTGATCGTCTTCGACACCCTGGCCCGCTGCGCCGTCGGTCTGGACGAGAACTCCGCCCGAGACATCGGCCTCTTCGTGGACGGCCTCGGCGAGATCTCGCGCGCCTCGGACGCGACGGTCCTCGTCGTCCATCACACCGGCAAGGACCGCGCGACGGTCCGGGGCTCCTCGGCCCTGGAGTCCGGCATGGACACCGTTTACACGACCGAGGCCGACGAGACGTCCATGGCCCTGAAGCGCACGAAGCGCAAGGACGGGCGGACGTACGACGACCACCGCCTCCGTCTCCAGGAGGTCGGGCCGTCGGTCGTCGTGCGCCCGCTGGACGAGAAGGAGACCCCCGATCAGCCGGAGGTCCGCGAGCGGGTCTTCTCGATCATCTGGACTCACTTCGGCGAGCGCCCGGCCACCCGGACCGAGATCATCCGAGTCCTCCGGGAGAACGGCATCCCTCGTTCTTCGGCGTACACGAAGACGACCGAACTCGACGCGATGGAGGTCCTCGTCCAGACCGGCGAGCAGAGGTCCGGGACCGTCCGCTGGCGGCTCGACCTCTCCGCCGCGAAGGACGCCGGGCTCCGCTTCGAGCCGATCGGCCCGGCCCCCTCCGGGCCGGATCTCAGCGCCGTCCTTTGACGCCTCACAGTGTCTCGCGAGTCCCGTCGACCGGCGAGACTTCGGCCCCTTCGCGGGGGCCGCGAGACACCCGTGTCTCGTCCCTGTCTCGCCTGAGTCTCGCGGAAGTCTCGCCTCAGTCTCGACCGTGTCTCGTGTCTCGTCCCGGTATGGGACAACCGCGAGACACGGGCGAGACAGGCCCCATCCGAACCCCTCTCAGATCAGGAGATCACTCACCCATGACCGCCACGAACCGCGTGAGATCGGCTCAGGGGGTGGGGACGGGCCCTCCCCCCGGCATGGTCGCCCCGACCGGGAGGCATAGCGCCAACCGGTCGATGCGCAGCGGCCCTTCCGCGCCCACGTTCCGCGCCCTTCACCCCGAACCCCTTCCCTAACCCCTCCACGCCCCCTGAGAGGCACCGCATGACCGACCCCACACCCACCCCTGACGGCCGCTTCGCGGGACTCCCGCAGTCCTGGAGCGAGTCCGCTCGCGAGACCTACGTCCAGGTCGAGGAGTCGCACCCCGACGCCGACCCGGCGACCCTGGCCGTCCTCTTCGAGGCGTGCGCGCTGATTGCGCGCGCCGACGATCTGGACGCCCTGGTCGAGACCGACGGGATGATGATCGACGGCTACCGCTCGAAGGTCCTTCACCCGGCGATCCCCGAGGCTCGGCTCGCGCGACAGTCCGCGATGACGCACCTTCGGGCTCTCGGCGTCGCACCCGGACAGTCCCCGGCGTCGTCGGCCGGAGCGGCCCTCGCCTCGAAGCGTTGGCACTCCTCGACGTCGCGTCGGAAGTCCTCATGAGGCCGCGCCCGACCGCCGAAGCCTCGCGCTCCTCCGGCGTCGAGATCGAGGTCCGCGCGATCCGGGGACGCGACGCACTCCCGCCCATCACTCTCCCCGGCGAGCCCGCCTCGGTGCGCGACGCCTGGGCCGAGTGCTGGCGCTACGCCGACGAGATCGCCGACGGCGACCCCGGCGCCGCGTCGGTCGCGTGGCTCGCGGTCTCCCGTCACTTCCCGGCGCTGATCCGCGCCGAAATCGTCGAGCGCCTCCATGGCCTCGACTACTCCACCCGCCCGTTCTCCTGACGAACGAAGGAATCCCCGATGAAGACCACGATCACCACGACCCTCTACCGCCTCGGCGAGGTCCACTTCACCCCCGCCGACCACACACCCGACGGCACCGACCCTCGCTCCTTCGAGACCCTTCGCTCCGCCGCACGTCGCTGGGTCCACGCCCACGCGCACCCGGCGGACGTCCCCGACCTCAACAGGGGCGACCGCCGCCGCATGGCCGACTTCCTCGTCCGGGCCTACCGGGCCGAGCACCCGCTCCCGACCCTTGCCCAGCGCCAGGCGGAGTGGGCCTCCCGGAGGTTCGAGGTCGTATGAGCGCCTACGCCCTCGCTCTCCGCGTCGTCCCGGCGCGGCTCCGCCGGGCCCCTACGAAAAGAGCGCCTGCCCTGCCTCAATCAGCCCCGCCGTCGAAAGGCCGGCCATGGTGCTCGTCAAGATGCGAGTAGCAAGTTTGCCGATGGCCCGAACCTTGACGGGGTCCGGGTTGGCCTTCTCCAACTCCCGTCGCAACTCTGCGACCTGCTCCCGGACCTCGGCCTCGTCGACCTCGGTCAGGCCGTGGTCCGCCACCCTCGCCTCGACGTCATCCACCCACTCCAGCATCTTGCGCTTGTCGTACGCCGCGATCTCGACTTGTTGCGTGGCACCAGGCGAGTGCTGCTGAATGGTGATCACGTTCCCGCTGCCGTCGATTCGCACGTCCCCGATGCTCGCGGGTGACCCGCTCGGCGGCTCGTGCCCGGCCGCCTTGCTCTCCACGAGTCGGCGGCCGAGTGGCGTCACCTTCACCCGGACCAGGCCAAGCTCGGCCGTCCCCGCGCCGGTGATGAGTCCGTCCCCCCGCAGAGCTTCGGTCGCGCGCTCAATAGCCGTCCAGTCGTCGGCGTTCATGCCTGCATCCACTGCGATGAGGTCCGCGCGCGGCATGTGCTCGCCTGCGTCTTCGCGGTCGTAGGCGGCGTTGAGGAAGCGCAACCGCGAGGCTTGGGCATCTCGGACCTGTTCTTCGCTGGGCATGTTCCCCCCTCGGTCAGGCGACGACCCTACAAGGCACTTCAGACTCTCCCTCGCGTGGCGAGGACAACTCGCCCGGTCGGGAGCGATCCGGCGATGGGTTCGGACCTGTCAGTGTGATCACCGTGATTCAACCTGAGATGTACGAGGCGATCGGCCGCGTCACCGTCGCCGCCGCCGGGCTGGAGTCGATGCTCGCGCACACCGTCTGTGTCTTCCTCGACGAGGACGAGGACGCCTATGCGCAGATGCTCGGTACGACCGGCGCAGCGTGGCGGGCGTGGGCGGCTGGCTCAGTCCGGCATCGGCGAGGCGATAGGCGACCCCCGCCGGGTGGCGCAGTTGTCCGACGGCATCGGCCACCTACTCGGACTCCGGAACCGCATGGCGCACTCCGTGGCGATGCACGACCTCGACACTGGCGAGCAGAAGTGGTGGCACCCGAGGACCGACACGCTGGAGCCGTGGGATCTGGGACGGGTCCGGGAGGTCGCTCAGGGTCTGGGTATCGGGACGGACCGCCTCGTGGCCCTCGGGCATGAGATTGCCGCCCGTCGCACGCCGTAGCGCCCCCTCACCGGTCCCCAGGCGTGGCATCCCTTCGGCGGTCGGGCATTGTTCGAGACGCTGGCATGTCCGGTGGCCGTGGGATTGTCTCTGCATGACACCTGACGATCATCGCGCGCACTCCGAAGAGACCCTCGGGCTCTGAGTCGCCATGCAACGACGACAAGTGCTTACCACCGCGTTCGTCGTGGTCGGCGCCGCCCTGCTGGTCACGTCGTGGCTCACAGCCCACGTCGCGGGTCGTGAATGGGTCTCGGACGTCCTGGTGAACGGCGGAACGGCTGTCCTCCTCTTCGCCCCGTTCTACTGGCTGACACGCGGCCTGGACCGACACATCGAGGAGGTTCGCCAGGAGACCGCCACGAGCGTGGAGGGCCTCACCGAGCGCGTGACGCGGTTCGAGTCAGACGTGGACCGGCGGCTAGAGGAAGTGGCCGCGTCGGTGAGTCAGCGCCTCGCGGACGAGCGCGCGGCCGACTCAGCATCAATCGAGCGTCTTCGCACGGCCCCCTCGCGCCCGGCGGTAGTGGAGGCCCTGAGTCGTGCCACCGAACTCGGGCTCGTTGTGGCAGCCCATCCGCCGCGCGTGGCCGTCAGCGACCGGCAGCGCCTCTACCTGTCGGTCAAGTACGAGACGGAAGACGAAGGCTGGCACCGGGCAGACGATGAACTCGTCTTCGCCCTGGAGAACATCGCGGGGACGCCACAGGAGTGGATCCCCTGGTCAGTGGACGAGTCGGTCGACGACGTGTTCGTCAGGATCGGCCGCGCCCTCCAGAAGATGACCGGCGAAGACCTCGACGTGGCGCGGTACTTCGACGACCTGGCGGATCTGCTCTCGGTAGCGCAGGCCCACCCGGCGCGGCGGCCGATCGTGCAGATCTGCCCGCCGCAGTGGGCGATCACAACCCGGGGGGTCGAGCGCTACGACGCGCCGCATGAGTACGGCTTCACCCACGAGAAGTTGGCGTCCGACACCGGCCTCACCCGGCACATCGCCGAGAAGCAGTGGGGCGACGTGGACTCGTTCGAGGAGGCGTACATGGTGGCACTGGACCTCTTCCCGAAGGAGGAGCCGCCCTTCTGACGCGGGTCAGTCTGTCCGTCACAAGTGATCTCGAAGTGACTGGATGGTGTCGGCGTCGCTCGCTGCCTTGTCGTGGCGATAGCGCACGACGCGGGCGAACCGGAGCACGACGCCGCCCGCGTACCGGCTCGACCGCTGCACCCCATCGAAGGCGATCTCGACTACCTGCTCAAGCGGGTGGGCACCTGACGGGCAAGGGCCTTTGGTCGTTTCCTCACGCCTAGGTAGCGTGTCGCGTCCCGTGTCACGGCGGCTCGGTCGATCATTGGTCGCGTGCAAGCGTGGGTCATTACTGGTGCTGCCGCTGTCGCGATCCTCCTTGGCCTGGGGGCATTCTTCCGCTGGTTCTCAGTGCGGCGGCTCCGATACTGCGGCGAGTTGCGTCCGCTCCTGGAGCGTCTCGTCGATCAACTGGAGATCATCGGCAGTGACTACGACGACTTCGATCCGGACGCCTACAGGCAAATCCACCGCGATTTCGAGCACCTGCAACGGCGCATCCCGTACAGCGTCTTCGGGGGATTGGGCGCGCAAGTGAGCAGCCTCCGATGGGCATTGCCGGTCGGGCCATTGTCCGAGCGTCGTCGACGGGATGCGTTCGGGGCGGGGCGCGCTATCGAGCGCGCGGAGGCACTTCTTGAGATGGTCGTGAGGCGTGAGCGGCGCCGGTTCTAGAGCGAGGGCAGCTGAACCCCGGAACGGGGCACCGCGTGCGCATTCGGCGCGGGAGGCGGAACGCTTGCGAGGCCGTCAAGGCCTCGATGCGGACGGTTATGCCGGACGGTGAGGCTCTCTGCCCGTGCGGCGAGGGTAGGGGTACTGTCCGGGACAATCGTGCGCGTCAGGTCGAGCTGGCGCTCGAGAAGCTCTGAGATGGAGGACCCCCCACCATGCCGAAGGTCGATCCCAGCAACCTGCTCCTCCTCCAGGAGTTACGGAAGATCAGTGGCCTTCTCGAGGAGCTGATCAAGCAGACGAAGACGCCCGGCCAGCATCCGGGCCGGTAAGGAGCGACAGGGCGCGGAACTCGTCGACGGAGCGCTGGGAGGCGAAGCAGATCGACCGGCTGAAGCAAGGTTTTCCCAATGACCTCCCCCAGGGCCGCCCGGCGATGCTCGACCGACGAGGATGGGCTCAGTGACGCGCCCGGATAAGTTGCTTTTGCTCGACACCCCCTCGCTGTACTTCCGGGCCTTCTACGGTGTCCCCGCCTCGATCACCGCGCCCGACGGCACGCCCG